TTTGTGTACAACCTGGCCATGGAGTTTGCGCCTGAGTTTGGCGTTGAGCCCAGCCCCCAAGTGCAGCGCATCGCCATGACCAGCAAGCGCAACTTGAAACGCATCAACAACCCTGATGACATCATGTCTATGCCGTACTCGTTGATTGCGACTCGCCAGCGCTTTAACATCTACGCCGGCAACTACTGATGAAAACGCCTATTCTTGGCTCGACCTACGTGACCCGCAGCGTCAATGCTGCGGATGCTCGCATGGTCAATCTGTTTCCAGAAGTCATTCCTGAAGGCGGCAAAGAGCCGGCATTCTTGCAGCGCTGCCCAGGCATGACGCTTTTGTCAACAGTGGGCACTGGCCCGGTTCGGGGCTTGTGGGCGTTCTCGCCCAACGATGGCGTGGGCTTTGTAGTGTCAGGCACCGAGCTTTACAAGATCAACAACGCTTACGTGCCCACGCTGATTGGCACCGTGGCCGGCACTGGGCCGGTCAGCATGGCTGACAACGGCACGCAACTGTTCATTGCCGCCAATGGCCCCAGCTACATCTACAACAACACCACAAACGCCTTTGGCCAGATCACTGACCCCGATTTCCCCGGCGCGGTAACGGTCTGCTATCTGGACGGCTATTTTGTGTTCAACGAGCCCAATAGCCAAAAGATGTGGGTTACAACCCTCTTGGACGGCACGTCCATTGACCCGCTTGAGTTTGCCAGCACCGAAGGGTCACCTGACGGCTTGCTGGCCGTGGTGTCCAACTTCCGCGAAGTTTGGGCGTTTGGCACAAACTCGATTGAAGTCTGGTACGACTCAGGCGCCACAGACTTTCCTCTGCAACGCATCCAAGGCGCGTTTAACGAGCTTGGTTGCGCTGCCCCATACTCTATCGCCAAGATGGACAACGGCCTGTTCTGGCTAGGCCGGGATCGCCGAGGCCAAGGTATCGTCTACCGGGCTAACGGGTACCAAGGCCAGCGCATCTCAACCCATGCGGTTGAGTGGCAAATCCAACAGTACAGCGATATGTCGGACGCCATTGCGTACACTTATCAACAGGATGGCCACAGCTTTTACGTGCTGATCTTCCCCACGGCCAACACCACTTGGGTGTATGACGCCGCCACCCAAGCCTGGCATGAACGGGCCGGTTTTGTTGATGGCGCGTTTACCCGGCACCGCAGCAACTGCCAGATGGCGTTCAACAACAAAGTTGTTGTTGGTGACTTTGAAAACGGCAACATCTACGCCTTTGACCTTGACGTGTACGCCGACAATGGCGAAATTCAGAAATGGCTGCGCACCTGGCGGGCGTTGCCTACGGGTCAAAACAACTTGAAGCGCACGGCCCATCACAGCTTGCAATTAGATTGTGAGACAGGCGTAGGGTTAAATACTGGTCAAGGCTCATACCCCGAAGCCATGCTGCGTTGGTCAGACGACGGCGGGCACACTTGGTCAAACGAGCATTGGTCGCCGCTTGGCAGAATTGGTGCGTATGGCCACCGGACGTTTTGGCGGCGGCTGGGCATGACAGTCAAACTGCGAGACCGCGTCTATGAGCTGTCCATGACTGACCCGGTCAAAGTGGCCATCATGGGGGCCGAGTTGATTATCAGCCCAACCAATGCCTAGCCCAAACGCAAATCCAACGCCCATCACACCCCCCAGGGTGCCGTTGATTGACCCGCGCACCGGGTTGATTGACCGGGCGTGGTATTTGTTTTTTCTGTCGCTCAATCAAGTTGCCACGGGGGTTATCGACGATTCTGGGCTTACGTTTAGTTCCGAGTCGCTGCTTGCGTCCTATGACGCCGCGCTTCGTGCGGTCAATCAAGAATTGCAGACGTTGCCGCCTGCAATTGATTATTCTGAAGACATCCTCAAGATCAAGCACGAAGGCGATTTACAGCCGTCGGCTGAAGTGGGCGAGTTGCAAGCGTTGATCAATCAAGTGCGTCAACAACTTGAAACGTTGCCCCGTCAAGAGTTGGGCACAATGGCCGCGCTTCAGCAGGCCAATTTGCCATGGGTGACATTTGATACCACAGCAGAAAATGTACCAACTGACATTGGCACGGTGGCGTGGGACGGTGGCACAACACTTGGCATTCAAATGACGGCCGGCGTGCTTCAACAAGTTGGCGAGTCGCAGTATTACTACATCAAGGCCGACAGCACCATTACCAAAGGCCAACTGATCATGTTCACTGGCGCAGTGGGCGCCAGCGGCGTGATCAAGGGCGCGCCGGCCACAGGGCTGACAGACGGTCAGTACCTGATTGGCGTTGCCGCTGAGAACATTGCGTCCAACGGGTTTGGCCTTGTCACCTCGTTTGGGCATGTGCGCGGGTGGAACACCACCGGTAGCCCCGTGGGCGAAACGTGGGTCGATGGGGACATCCTCTACTACAACCCGACCATCCCTGGCGCGTTGACCAAAACACAACCAACCGCACCGAACGTCAAAGCCACAATCGCTGTGGTAATCAACGCCGCGCCAGCAGGGTCTGGTGAAGTGTTTGTTCGTGTATCGACTGGCTCGGTGCTAGGCGGCACCGACTCAAACGTGCAATTTGGCACGTTGGCCAACGGCGACCTAATTCAATACAACGGCACGTATTGGACAAACGTCACGCCAGCATCTGTGTTGGCGGCGGCGTCAGGAGCGCCGGTCACCAAAACCGCCAACTTTACGGTTGCCAACGGTGAAACTTGGTTTATCAACAACAAGACCGGTTCAACCTGTACAGTGACCTTGCCAACTGCGTCGCTGTGGACAGGTAGGTATTTGACTTTTAAGAACATGCAAGCGCAGACTTTGGTGTCTGCATCAAGCAATGTTGTGCCCATTGACAGCACGTCTGCTGGCACAGCAATCCTCTTGGCAGTTGTAGGGAATTGGGCGACAATGGTGTCTGACGGCACCAATTGGGTCATCATGCAACAAGCCGCTAATAACTGCCTCTTATTGGAGTAAACCATGACAGTCACCGTCAAAGTTCTTGTACCGGCCAAAAACGTCGAGGCCAGCCAGACCACCCAGTACACAGCTACTGGTGTCACGGCCATCATCGACAAATTCACCGCCACCAACTACAGCGCCAGCGCTGCAACCATCAGCGTCAACTTGGTTACGGTGTCTGGGTCTGCGGGCAACGCCAACTTGATTACCAAGACTAAGACGCTTCAGCCTGCCGAGGTCTATACTTTCCCCGAGTTGGTGGGCCAGGTGCTGGGCATAGGCGACTTTATCAGCACCATTGCAGGCACTGCCACAGCTATCAACATGCGCGTCAGTGGCCGTGAGGTGACATGATCCATCACCACTTCAGCGCAGGCGTCTATGCTAAAGAAACCCGCATCCCGGCGGGGTACGTTTTGGTTCAGCACGCCCACAAGCATGACCACCTGTCCATCTTGGCCAGCGGGTCTGTTGAGCTAGCGGTTGATGGTGAGAAATCAGTTGTTCATGCGCCTGCTTGCCTGACAATCGCCGCAGGCAAACATCACGGCATAAAATCAATCACAGACGTTGTGTGGTACTGCGTACACGCCACTGATTGCACAGATGAAGATGAGATCGACGAAGTGCTGATTGAGTCTGGCAATGTAGAAGAAATGAAAGAGTTGGCTGAAAGCCTGAAGGAGTAAATTATGCCTTGGTCATTTATTGTCCCTGCTGCGGTCAGTCTGTTTTCTGCAAGTCAGAACCGCAGCGCTGCGTCGCAAGCGTCTGACGCTGCTACGCGAGCATCTGAAAATTCGCAAGCGTTGCAATACCAGATGTTCCAAGAACAAAAAGCGTTGCAAGAGCCCTGGCGCTTGGCAGGTACCAATGCGCTGGCCAAGATGCAAGAGCAGTACAGCAACATGCCTGCGGCGTTTACCGGCAAGGTCGATCTGGGCCAAGACCCTGGCTATGCGTTCCGGTTGTCAGAAGGCCAAAAAGCGCTGGATCGAAGCGCTGCTGCCCGAGGTGGCTTGATCTCAGGCGGGGCCATGAAGGCCGCGCAACGGTTCGGCCAAGACTTAGGCAGCCAAGAGTATCAGAACGCCTACAACCGGGCGCTGACGGGCTACAACGCCGATGTGGCGCGTGAGACATTGGGTTACAACCGTTTGGCGTCTATGGCGGGTTTGGGTCAGACTTCGGCCAACACGCTGACAAACGCGGCGGGTTCGTATGGCACCAACGTGGGCAACGCCATGATCAATCAAGGCATCAACGCTGGCAACGCTGGCATGGCCGGGACACGGGCGATGACTTCAGCGTATGGCGACATTGCCAACCTGTATGGCCGCACCAATCCTAGTTTTGGCAGCTTGTATGGCGGCGGTAATGCTGGCGCTGGATACGCCGGCGCAGCCGGCTTAGGTTGGGAAGGTTAATCATGGCACTTGACTTTGGAATTCTTCAGCCCGCAAACATCAGCGGTCAGCTCCAAGCTGGCCAAGAAGCTGCCATGCGCAATCAGTTGGCCCAGCAGCAGTTGGCCGCAGGCCAACAGCAGATGGAAACTGGTCGGATGCAGCAGGAAAAAGCTGGCCTAGAGATGCAACAGTTCAGACGCAGGCAGTCTGCGCTGGATAAATTTTTAAGTGATGCTGAAAAGGGTGGTCATACAGGCGACCCCGAAGACGTTGCGAAAAGTTTCTATGATTTTGCGATTACAAGCGGCGACCCATCAGTTGTATTGGCCGCTCAACAAGCGCTGATGGCGGCCAAAGAACGTAAGCAGTACCTTTCTGAGCGCATGCCTAAAGCGCCTGCGGTTGCTGCGCCAGCAGGCTCAGAAGATCGCTTAGGCGATTTTATCTCGCAGATTGAAGCAAAGCAAAACGCGCCGATGCCTATGCCTGCGGTGACCGGACGTCCTATT